GCGCTTGCTTCTTATCGGCGGATAAGCGATGCCAGCCTGGAGCTAAGCGCATAACATCCTGAATGCCCTGCGCGATCATCGCGTGATCGGTAAAGTCGCCATACCGCGAACCACGCTCGGCTAATGTCGCTTCAATCTCACTCATGCCCCATTCTCCAATTCGAAACGGTCTGCGGCGAGGGCCTCTTCAGCAATAGTGATCAGCGCCACTGACGCGCTAAACGGCGAAGCACCTGCAATCTCCCGCAGCGCCGCCTCGTACGCCGCCAGCCGTTGGAGTTTGGCTTTGCGTTTCTCGCGGTATGCGCGGGAGGCTTCGGATACGGTGAGGGTCATGCTGCGATATCCACAAAACGACTATTGCGGACCATATGCGCTGCTTGCTCATATGCGAACGCCGCTGCCGCTGCCGCAATAGCAGCCTGCTTGCCAGGCGCCTGTTTAGCTTTCTGACGTTCGGCACTGGCCATGCTTTCGATTTGCTGCGCCAGATCACCTAAGCCCTCAAAAAGATATTCCATCTCGAATCTCCTTCCCCCTCCACCTCCCACACCAAGCGCTTAGCGTCAAGCGCTTTCTCACCCCGCAACCACGGCAGGGGGAGGGGTTAGCGCGCCCTCCCCAACCAGCTCCGAATATACCAGCCAGCGTACTCAGCATCGACATCGTACTTCGCCGCAAGCCTTGCCACGTCAGCTTTCACCAGCGCCGTGTCAGGGGCTTTCATCATGTTGATTAGGAATGGTGTCAGCCCCTGATCGGTCATCAAAACGGCAGATCGTCGTCAAGCGTGCTTTCAGTCAGAAATGATTCCCGGCCCTCGGTATTACTCTGCGTGGCGGTGCGATTGTCGGCGCCGTCAACACGCCCACCACTACCACCGCTCTGCTTGTCACCGAGCAGAAGTATCCGTGCATCCGGTCCTTGCAGCACGACTTCCGTGCTATAACGATCGTTGCCGCTCTGGTCCTGCCACTTCCGGGTCTGCATCTTACCCTCAACCAGCACCTTGCTGCCCTTGCGGATGTACTGTTCCGCGATCCCGGCCAGACCTTCCTGGAACACCGCGATCGTGTGCCATTCCGTCTTTTCCTTGCGTTCTTCGGTCTGCTTGTCCTTCCAGGTCTCAGCCGTGGCGAGAGAGAAATTTACGACCTTGCCGCCGTTCTGAAATGACCGCGATTCCGGGTCCTTGCCGACGTTGCCGATGAGGGTGACGCGATTGAGTGAGCCTGCCATTGTGTCTTCCTTTCAAGATGGTTCTGCATAGGGTGCATAAGCTGCATAGGGGGTTTCCAGTAGCTGCCCCCCTTTTTGTCACTGACACTTTCTCCCATGTGGCTGAAAGTGCCTATGCAGTCTATGCAGCCTATGCAGTTTTAGAGGGTATCAATCTTCCAAAGTCGCTGATTTGTGCGGGTTTTGCCGTCCTCGACCAATTTCAGGCCATCCAAAACCCTGTCCTTATGCTTCGAAAAATAACTGCCTAAAGCGACTGCGCTAACGCGTCCGGAACGATCTCCGGCCACCAAAACGAGCGCTTCTTGCAATTCTGGGTTCAAATGAGCCTCATATGGGCCGCGAGCGGATGCGACTTTGATGATCTCGCTTGCGGTCTGCGGCGCCGATCCCACGGCCCCATGCCAGGAGCTGTAGAGATTGAGTAGCGCTGTTTTAACCGGGTCGTCCTCCCTCGCCCGGTTCATGGTTGCAACTGGATCTGGTTTCCCGAGCCACACCAATGCCGACCGTACCAGCCTCGACCAATCGCCAAATGAGGCGAGGGTGGGGCATTGGTTAGGACAGCCTGCGACGACATAAGCGCGGACAACGGTCAACGCTGCGGCAACGTACAGCCCGCGGTTGGCCAGAACTTCGTCAAAGGGATCGGCCTTGAACTCGCGAAGCTCGGGACGCTCCATATCGGGATCGAGCGAGCAAAGGATGACCCGTCGCGTCATGTCGCCCACCAGCCGAATGTTATTGCCTGTAGCAAAGCAAGAAGCCCGACTTTCGATCTTTACGAACGACGATTGGCCCAGGGGGCGAACCGATACGACCGGACGCTCGATGATTTGGCAGAGTGCATCACCACCAAGCTCGCCGTTGACGTTGTCGATGCTGATGATCGTTTGGCCGGATAGCAAAGCTGCCACCAAGCGTTTTTCCGTCTCCTCCTCCGTCCTACCGGCCGTCACGACCGGCGCCCGCTCTCCGCTGTTTAGCGCGCTTGCAAGGTCAATGATGTAGCTCTTGCCCGATCCAGCGACGGGGGCTTTTGTAACGTGCATCGGTGCCACGGAAAGCGCGCCGCGGACTACAGGCGTGATTAGAGCGGAAAGGGCGACCGACCGGCTTTCCTCGTCAACAAACGGAAACTCATCAAGCAATCCGTTCAACCGAGCCAATGCCGCTGTTGCCAATTTTTTTGTAGGCTTGGCCGGCAGCTTGGGCATTTCGGGAGGATCCAGCAACAGAAGCTGCGTAGCGTGGTCGTACCCCGGTTCGGAGAGAATCGTACCATCCGGCCTAAGCGTTGGCGTAGTGATGACGCCAGCGAGGCGAGGAAAACGCCACTCGCCATCCCGAGAAAGCACCGTACTTGCTACTTTGGTCGAAGGATCGGTCTTTACGAACTTGGAAGTTCGGCCATCCCACCGCTGCCACTTGGCGGAGCGTGAAAGGCGATCGATCATCGCGGCTTCGGTCACTTCCGAAAGGCGAGCGACCTTGGCGCGACGCCCATGCGATGCAGGCAGATCGTCAATGACCGGCCGCATCAATTTCTCACCACGGACATAGAATGGCGTCTCTGATGCGATAAGCGCATCTTCCGCCGCTGTTGCGATTGTATGCAATTCCCCTGCCGCAAGTGAGATGGTTGGCAGGTCATCATCGTCATCATCCGATGCTACGGACGACCCGCCTGGGAATTGTACAACGTTGCCGGGGACTTCATCCCAATCCGGCAGGGAATCGAAATATCCATTGATGTCATCGGGGTTCATGCCGTCATCCATCTGAGTAATTCCCGAAGGTCATCTCGATGTCGCGAGCGGCCATCGTCATCCTAAGCAGCGCCTTGCGTGTCGCCTTGAGCTTGGCAAGAGGCAGCGGTTTAAGCGCGAGTTCGCTCGCGAGGGATTGCACTGTGGCATAAGCATCGTGGCTTTGCCAGCAGGCGCGGCGGCGTGATCGTGCGGCTTCGTCCCGAAGGAACATCATCCGCGCCCGCTCTTCTGCCTCAACGTCGAACAATCCTGGCATCATTGTTCGTATCGTCGGCAGGTAGGCTTCATAAGCCGCGCTCACCGTGCTTCAGCCCATAGCGTGTGCTGTGATGCGATGAAGTTCGCGAATGCGGCCTGAGATTGCAGCGCAAGATTATCCGCCAATTCCTCATATTCCGGCGGCTTCGTCAGGCAGCGGGCAAACACCGTTTGCGGGTGCAGCGCTCGCATTACCTGCGGGGCGACGTATTGAGGAATATGACCGGCTTCTGCCATCAGATTAAGGTCATCGATGTAAGCTACATACCGCCCGAAGTCAGACCAATCCAGCGTCAGCAGTTCCACCGCGTACATTGACGCCTCATATGGGCTGAAACCCCGCGTCGAATGACCATGCGTGGCCATGTCGGTTTTGCACAGGCGGTGATAATCATCTCCGCCATAGGGTATCTCGTCCGGCAACCATTCGACGCAGCGCGCCGCCGCCAACGTATTTTTCTTCGTCGTGTCGTACTTCCAGAAAAACTCGATGCGTGGTCGCACCTTGAACGGCAGCGCCATGCCCACCGGTACGGCATCGTTGATCTGCTTAGCGCTCTTACCCAGGTTGCAGGGCAGACAGGCGCTAACCAGGTTGTCCTTGTCGTTTGTGCCACCGTTCACCACCGCAACCCGATGGTCGATGTGCAACACCACATCCGGTGGGGTGGCGCCACAGTATACACAGCGGAAGCCGTCTCGGTTCAGTACGTCGAAGCGCAATCCTTTCGAGATTGGCTTGCGCACAGGAGTATCATCGGCTAAATCAGGCATGTCGCGACCGTCCTCTCTCTTGGGTCGTTTGCGGGTGAGGTTGAGCGATCGGGCAGAAAGCTCCCTCACCCGCGACACTAACAAAACATTCCGATACTGTCTAGCGCACTCCCGGCACCGGCGCACCAACCGAGCGCAGCCAGTTGCAGCAAACCTCGGTGGTACGAAAGATGCCGCACGGATAGCCCATAGCGACCAGCCGGTTGAGACATTCAATCTGCGCCGGTGAAGGATCCCCCTTGCCGTCCTTCCACTCCGGGAACGCAACACCCGGTATCCAGGCGTCGTACACATCGCCCTCCCACAGACAGCCAGTGTCAGGAAAGCCGGTATAAAGACCCTCGGCCTTAACCTTGGTGCGGCCGGCGTTGCTGGCAATATGCGTACCGTTGGGCACCGCGAACACCAGCACC